TGAAAAGCTAGAAAGCGTAAATGAATTAGTACAGCTTTCTTCTTGTTCAAAAAGGTTAAATTTCATATGCAAAGAGGTTAAATACGACAAACTATCAGAAATAAAATCAATAGATAAACATGTACATGAAAGTATTATAAAATTCAATAAACATATTAAAATAAAATTGAACTTGAAATACCAAACGATCTCGGATGTTTCGATGATAGGAAATGTTCACATGTTGATTTTGTCTAATTGTTATAATTTCATAGATGTTTCAAATCTTGGTAGACTACATACATTGGATTTGACTTATTGTAACGTAACAGATGTTTCAAAACTAGGAAATGTTCATACATTGAATCTAACAGGTTGTTTTTATATATCTGATTTTTCTAAACTTGGAAACGTTCATAATTTAAATCTATCTGAATGTAGTAATATTTCAGACGTTTCTAAACTAGGAAACGTTCATACGCTTAATTTATCATGGTGTCAAAACATAACAGACGTTTCTAAACTTGGAAATGTTCATAATTTGAATTTAACCGGTTGTAATGGTATAACAGACGTTTCTAATCTCGGAAATGTTCATACTTTAATATTATCCGATTGTCAGAATATAACAGATGTTTCTAATCTAGGAACTGTTCATACTCTACACTTATTTAGATCCAATGTTTCCGATGTCTCTAATCTAGGAAACGTTCATACGCTTAATTTATCGTTTTGTAAGAATATAAGAAGTGTTTACGGTTTAAGAAATGTTCATACTCTAGATTTGACACGATGTAGAGAAATAATAAATGTTTCTAATCTAGGAAATTGTCGTAATCTTAATCTATCTGAATGTAATAAAATAACAGATGTTTCCATGTTAGGAAGTGTTTATAAATTAAATTTATCTTGGTGTCATAGAGTAACAGATATTTCAATGCTAGGAAACGTTCATACGCTTAATTTATCATGGTGTGAAAATATAATAGACTTTTCTAGTCTCTGTAATAATAAAATATTAAATTTAACAGGATGTAAGATTTCAGATCTTTCGAATCTTGTAAACGTAGATACGTTAAATATAACTTGTTGTAAGAACGTAAAAGACGTTTCAATGCTAGGAAACGTACATACTTTGAATATTCATGGTTGTTTTAATTTAGAAAATATTACCTCGACTTAATTTAATCCTGTCTCATATACTGAAATAGCATCTCTAAAATATATATCGAATTCAGAATCTTCAATGTATTCCTTGAATTCAATATACATCTCTTCTCTTATACTTATTAATTCCTCTCTTAAAAATGTAGAGAATAATATATTTCTTGAATTGTTTACTGAATTGTCTTCGCTTATTTCTGACAATACACCGCTTTGAAATTCCTCTAATATAAACTCGTTTATCATATCATCATCAAGCATGTTTTTATTCTTTATATTTTCCTCTATGAAATAGTCTCTTAATTCTTGATGTGAAGGATAGTCTTTGTTAGAATACATACTTGTCTGAACATCATTTACCATTTTATTTAATTGTTGTTTATTGTAATTTTTAATAGCATTTCCGTAATTATCTCTGATTATAAATTCATACTCTAACTTTTTAACAGTTATATGTTTTTTAAGTAAACTCAACATATCATCTTCCTTTAAAATCATTGAATCTACTATGATATTCATCTTTTCCGTTGTATTCCATTTCTCTAATATATTTCTAGCTCTAAAATTTAATCTACCAACAAAATTAGAAACAATCTGATCTTTCCATGAAATTTTATAGTTGAAATCACCGAATCCGGAAATCGTGTTAATAGTATATGAAATAAATCCAGTAGAGCATATACCACACATTGCTATTAATTCCTCGACTAATCGTTTCTTCATTTCTTCAGCAAATTCACTATTTTCTATATACGTCCATACTTTTACAAGAACCGCCTTTAATGTGAAGTTGTATTTAGAATACATGATTCTATCTAATTCTATTCTGTTTAACGATATATTTATTTTTTCCTTGTTTTCAGAAGTGACATTTACAGTTTCCATGTATGTTTTTATTTTATTTTTAACAAATGTGAAATCTATAATACCATAATCTTTTATTCTCAACGTATCTATTCCATTTAAGAATTCTAACGCTTCTAAAACACTATCTTCGATTTCATCATAATGAGCATTTTGCGCATTTTCAAATATCGTCTTAGCTTTTCTAGCAACACCGTTTTCATTGTTTCCTAGTTCATATATTATATTTTTAGCCTTTTCTTTAATATCTTCGCTTTTAGAAAGTCTTAAAAGCATGTCAGATGCATCCGCACGTATATTGTAAACGGAATCCTTGTTTAATGCTATTTCGAGAATCTCCTTTTCTATACTTTCATAATATTCACAGTTATTTATCAACAAGTATTGAGCTGATAAAATCTTATGGTAATTATCAACTACATTTACAAAGAAGAAATACATCAGTTCATTCAAAGCGAATAAGCTATTTTTACTCAAATTAATCTCGAATGAAGAAGAGTTTACCTTTCCCTTTTCTTCCTTTTCTTCTTCTTCCTTTATTATATTATTTTCAAGTGAAAGAATAGTTTTGTATTTAAAAGTATCATTCAGTGTTTCCAATTTAATAATTTCTTTAAAACATGCTATAGCATTTTCTACGTATTCAGAATGTTCAAGAAGTGTTTTTATACTTTCAATTCTTAAAGGTGTAGAAACAGACATATCCATTTCACTGCAAATTTTACTAAGACATGAATATCCTATTTTTTCACCTCTTGAACATAAATTATTAGCTATTATATTCTTGAAATTCAATGGTAGATCATTCAATTCATCGCATATTTTATGTAGAAACTCTTCTACGTATTTAGAACCTGAATAGATGTAAATACCGCATAGTTTATTTATTTCTTCTATTATATCTTCCTTGTATATATCGTATAATTTAGAAAACGCCTTCATTCTTGTATTTATAGATAAACTCATTTCATCTACTATTTCAGACAGTTTAATTCTATCTGTCAATTCTTTTATATTTTCTAGTATTTCTGAATCTTCTTCTTCGTATTCTAATTCTTTAATAATATCCAAATTTATAACAGTTACCATTTTTAATTTTTTGTTATATTCCTTAAATTACAGTTTTTAATTTAAGGAATATGATTTTATTATTAAATAATTATGTGCGGTATATTTACTTATATTTTTAAAGAAAATAACAATGATAATCTAATTTCGGAAATTCAGAAAAATTCCGATATGTTAAAACCAAGAGGTCCGGATTCTTCTCAATTTATCCTAGGTAATGGATATTACATGCATTTCTACCGATTGAATATCATAAATTCCGATTCTATCTCTAACCAGCCTATTAGAAATAAAAATAATGTCTTGGTATGCAACGGAGAGATTTTCAACTACCAGGAATTGAAAACAAGGTTCAATATAAAAGAGGATGTCTATTTTACTAAATCTGATTGTGAAATTATTATTCATCTATACGAATTCTATAAGAATCAAGCTATGAATGAAGATCCTTTGAACTTCTCATATAAGAGAATTATAGATAACGTTTACAATCAACTAGACGGAGAATTTTCATTCGTTCTACATGATAAATCAGACAATGTATTTTTCGCCTGTAGAGATAATTACGGAGTTAGACCTCTTTTCTACTCTATTGATGGAAATGATATAATTTTATCTTCAGAAATGAAAGGAATGAATTTACTAGCTAAAAACATAAAACAACTACCATCTAATTCGGTTATGATCACGCATAAGGTTATTGAATCTGATATAAATGTCGTTTCATTCTATCAAATTAGAAATAGAAATATATTTACAAACAACTTAAAAATCCATAACCATGATTATAATACTATTTTGAAAAATATAAGAGAAACATTTACTTCAGCGGTCGAAAAAAGATTGATGGGATCGAGAGAAATATGTTCTCTTCTATCTGGTGGTTTGGATAGTAGTCTTGTTTGCGGTATTCTTACGCAGTTGCTAGGAAAAGAAAAACTAAAAACATTCTCTATCGGAATTAAAGGATCTACTGATTTGATTTACGCTAGAAAAGTCGCTGATCATATCAAAAGCATTCACACTGAAGTAGAATTAACAGAAGACGAGTTTTTGAATTCCATAGACGAAACAATTAGAATAATCGAAAGTTATGATACTACTACAGTAAGAGCAAGTGTTGGAAATCAGCTTATTGCTAAATATATTTCAGAAAACACAGATTGTAAAATTGTATTCAATGGTGATTATTCAGATGAGGTTTGCGCTGGATACAAGTATTTCAAAAATTGCAATAATGATTTAGAATTAGATACCGAATGTAGAAGATTGGTTAAAGATATCATTTATTTTGATTCTTTGCGTTCTGATAGAAGTATTTCCGCTTATGGTTTAGAAGCACGAGTACCTTTTTCAGATAAGAACTTTATTGAATATTATGCTAATATCGATCCTAATTTGAAAACTAGTCATGATAGAATTGAAAAATTCATTCTACGAGATGCATTCAATACAAATGAAAACGATGAATGTATAATTCCTCTAGAGGTCTTATGGAGAAAGAAGGAAGCATTCTCTGACGGTGTTAGTTCTATTGAAAGATCATGGCATCATATAATCAAGGAATATATGGATAAACAAATGACAGACGAGTATTTTAATGTAAACAGGGTAAAATATGTTCACAATACACCAGAGACAAAAGAACAGTTATATTACAGAGAGATTTTCTGTAAATATTACGGAGATAACAATAGTAATGTAATTCCGTATTTCTGGATGCCTAAATGGTGTGATTCAAAATTAAACGATCCTTCTGCTAGAGAGATATAAGGGAGAGGTAAGGAAGAATTTTATTTTATTTTATTACTTAGTAAGTAGTAATAAAATAAGAAAAGCGTATTTTATAGTTTAAGTAAACAAGTGTATCCTATCAATATTTTAGATTCGGGATTTTTAACCTTTTTTGATTTTATGTTTTCTTCTATCATCTCTTCGTATTTATACATAACAATAAATGAATTATAGAATTCTGTCATATTATTCGCATTCGCTATGTATTTAATATCAGTTGAATTCGTATATGAAAATACTCTTATATTACTGTTAAGTTTATTTTCAGGATCGTTCTTGTGTTCGAAATCTTTTAAATTCAATTCTGGACCTATATTGAATTTAGACTCGTACCATTTATAAATAGTATAGATAGCATCGTTTAAATTTTTTACACGCTGTGCTAAATATATATCATTTCCTAAAATACTGTTCTTGAAGAAGTAAGGCGTCTGCTTTTCCGAATTAATTTTATCTACGAGTATACTTTTGTTTATATTCTTCTTATCGTTTATGTAATTTATTATAGATTGTTCTTTGTATAAAACAATCTGCGTGGGTATATTATCAAAATCTGAAACATCCATATAGTAATTATCCAAATGCTCCTTCTTATAATAATTAAATAATTTTTCTCTATCTCTAATGTATTTTAGTTTGACAGAAAAAAGCAATCGGTTTCTTAATTCTTCAGATGAAATTTTTATTTTATTATTTTCGTCGAATAAATTTCTATTCGACTCGAAACTAATACTAAACTCTTTTAATTCGTTCATATAATCAAAATCTTCGTATATGGATATATTCTTTTCACTGAAATCTATAATATCATTATCAGAAACTTCTTTTAATTTTTTATCGTTTATATACTTTGAAAACAGATATAAAACATATTCATTCAAGTATCTAGCTATTTTCTTATTAGAATTGAATAAATCTACTTCATTCATTATTTTATCTTTACTATCAGTTTTTGATATATAAATCATACTTTCATCATTTCTCTCTATCACAGTAGGTAATTTATCGGTTTTAAAAGGTTCTGTTACAATAGAGCATTTTATATTATTTATTTTTAATAATATCTCTGTACATAAATCGTTCTTTACAACTTTACCGTAGATAATTCCATTTATATCTTTTAATGTATTTTCTATTTGTTCATACTTTATTTGCTTGTATCTATCCAATTCGATTGATTCGATATTTATAGGAGGTAAAGGTTCTGTTATCAAATCGAATATGAATTTTTTAGACTTTCTTATTCTAAATACACGTGATTTACCATTACTATCTATGCTCTGAGCTATAATTCTATTAGTTGTTTCAGCTAAAATTATATTACCATACTTTTCAACGCTTTTCAGATAAACATTCTTCTTATTCTCTAATTCATTAATTTTATAGACAACAGGTAAATCAAACATTTCTACTCGTTTATTCAGATAATAAGATTCATTCATTCTATCTAAAACTTCGATTATGTTATCTATAAAGTCTTCGTTCCCTTCGAATTTAGGGAAATATTCCTCTTTTCTACCTGATTTACTATATCTCACTATGATTTCACACTGTGGATATTTCAATAAAGGGAACTGTGTTCCATTGTTCTCGTATATGAAAACAAAAGGTCTATTCTTATCGTATTTGAATTTTAAATGATTCTCTCTGTATCTAGGTATTGATATTTTGCCCTTTTTATCGTTTCCGTCTGTAAATATGATTATATTACATTCAAATTCTTCTTCTAAGATTCTATACAATAAATTAGGATTCATATACTCTAATTCTTCTTTTTCTTCTCCTAGATTTATATTTATCGATTTATTAAAGTAAGAAAGTATTTGCTCTTTAGTCATATCATAGCATTCTTGTTTTGCAATATTATAGTTTAATAAATCACCTGATTCTATCGTTTCATATAATTTATTTTTGTATTTATTTATTACTTTTATCCTATCCTTCTCTATATCGTAATCCTTTATTTTTAGAATCGACTCTATCATACAATCTAAAAAGCTAGCTTTTGTTCTAGCTACACCTTTTCTATAGAATGTAGTTTTAGGTGAAATCATAGTGAATAGTTTAATTATATTTTCAGGTAAAACTCCAAATTGTTTTATATCGCATATCTTGTTCGTAACGATTAAGTTCTTAGTCACATTACTCGATATTTTCTTTTCCTGAATTCTATATATTAGTTTATTTGTTTTCTTATCGTATTTTATTTTTTGATCATCTTTGAAACAACAAGGAAGGAAAGGAATTTCCTCGTTACTAGGAAAAGGGTTTTTCTTGAGCCCTGGATAAATGAAACCTTTATCTTTATGTTGATTACATGAAACTATAAAAGATTGATTTTCATTTAAATCGAATTTCATCAAGCTATGATTTATATTGTCTTTTTCAAAGTTTTTATATTTTTCTGGTATACCATCATCCAAATTTATATATTTTACAACTTTTACTTGATCGTTACAATTCAACCTTATTTTACCTTTTGTTTTATCATATTCGTAAATTTTTTCATTGTAATCTTTTATTCTATCTAATTTTATTATCTCTATATTATATAATTTGAAATATTCCAGTAAATTTAAAAAACTAAAATCTCCACTTAAGTTATCTTTCTTCCATGCATTAAATACTTGTTTTATAGTTTCAAGAGGAACTATTTCTTCCTTTTTATTTACGAGAGAGTTAGCAATTCCTTGTACAAACTTCCATAAATAGGATTGTATGTAACCAGTTGTGTAACCCATTGGATAACCCATTGGATAACCCATTGGATAACCCATTGGATAACCCACGGGATAAAAACTGTTATATTGCTCTATATACGAATCTAGTTTATTGAAATATAAAATAAATATTCTATTAATGTAATCCCTGAAATACTCTATTACAAGTTCGTTTTTAGCTTTTATTACATGAAATTTTAAAAACCTACCGTTTATAGGGAAATTCTTTTCAGACTCTGACTTTAAATAGATATCCTTTCTATCTAGTCTTATTTCCCTATTTATATTACATGTAACTATTCCATGAGAATAGTGTTTGAACTTAATAGGTATTTCAGATTTTTCCTTTGTTGTTTTCTCCCTTTCGTTTATAGAGATCTTATAAAAAGACGGTTCATTCATAACCATATCTGAAAAGATGAAATCGATAAATTCGAATTTATTATTAGGTATGTAGAAATAACCTTTAACCTTATTGTCGTAGATTTCAATATTACTTAATTCAGGTTTTTCTAATTGTAATGTTTCGTAAATTAAATATATTATATCATTGTATTCTATATTTAATTTACCTTCTACGAATTCAGTTCTTATTAAAATACCTTTATCTGCTTGTAAAATTTCTATATTCTTATAATTCCTGTAATCATTTATGTCCGAAAAAGATGATTTACTGTTAAACTTTAACATAATAGATTTATCACTAGATTTGAGCCAGTTATTATCTTTAGGAGGTAAAAACTCGTTGTATACTTTAAAAAAATCATTAAAAACACAATATACGACCGTTTTAGATAATTTGATCGAATTAAATATTTCAATTAACGTCTTACTTGTTTTATGAATTATATCGAACGACTTCTCTTCTAGTTTAAAATTTGTAGTTCGTACTTGAGATATGGCGTTTACATTTTTAATTTCCGATTCGATAGATTCATACTGTTTTAATACTCTTTCGTTTTCATTTATTTCATCTTGCAATAATTTCTTGTATCTATCGTAATTAGATTCAATGAATTCATTAAAGAATTCCTTATTATAGACTTTCTGCTTTATGTTATTAAAATTAACGTCTTTGCTTGATATATAATCTAACTTAGGTTTGTAAGTAGATTCATAGAAATCCAATAACATTAAATCCCTAATTCCAGTATCTTTTATTTTCCTAATTTCTTTTAATTCCTTATTACTTATCAGCCATATAAAAAACAAATCATCTAAAAAGTTTAGGTTAGATGGATTTATATCGTATTTAGATCGTTCATTTAAAAAATCTATAATTGTTTCGGTATATGGTTCGTCTTCTGTGGTTATATGCTTTAATATATCTATTATTTCATTGTCTATATCTGCGTTGTATTGTTTTTTAAAAAATAAATATTTAGGAATCGTTTTTAATTTAGAAGCTATGCTTCTTTTAATTATACTAGTATCATCGGTATCATAAATTTCATGCTCTTTTCCGTTTATCGTAACTTTCATTTATAATTTATTTTATATAAATAATTATTTATATAAAATAATATTAGTATCTGCTATTTAGTATCTGCTCTTTTTGACTTTAGCTTTAACTGATTTCCTTACAATTGATTTCCTTACAATTGATTTCCTTACAATTGATTTCCTTACAATTGATTTCCTACTCTTTTTAACTTTAGCTTTGGGTTTAGCTTTAACCGATTTTCTGACAATTGATCTACTAGAAATTGATTTTTTAAAAGGTCTTAGATTTCTACTTCCTTTTATTATTTGTTTCCTTCTACTTTGCTCTAATAGATCCTTTTTATCTATTTCCTTTAATGTCAAAGGTGTTTTTCTGCTTACTCTAACTGTTGGTCTATAAACTGGATAGGATGTTTTTGTTTTATTAGGATTTACATCTTTCCATTTCTCTTGAAACCAACGTGATAATGTCCTCTCCTTTCCATCATTTATAAACTTACCTCCTCTTTTTTTGTATTCTCTCACTACATTAGCTGAACGATATGCGCTATGTTTAGGAATTCTAATATAGATTTCTTTCTTTACTTTTTCATATAATTTAGTATCTAACGGTTTCATTTATTATGTTCATGAATAAATATAAAATACAATCCAATTATACAAATAACTAAACCTATAATATCATATTTCGTTATATTCTCGCTAAAAACCAAGTGACCTACTAGTAATACAGATATTATACTCAATATAGACCATGCGAAATTAGTTATACCTATTCCATTGAAATCATAGCATTTATTTAGCAATAAACAAATTACAGCGTAACACAAAATTGCTATAGACATGAATAAGAATCTATTACTTACTTTACTCTTTTTAATATGATAATGGGCTATACATTCTAATGATACTATTACCAGTATCATTAGTATATAAACTTTTTCTATACTTCTATTATTCGATGAAATATCATTAGATTGATTCATTTTTATTATTAATCACCATTTAATATTATTTCTTATAAGATTATCTATCCTTATTTTTAATTCCTCTATAGTTCCATTGTTATCTATTTCAAAATCAAAAGAACATCCTTTCTCACTAGAATGATCATCATTTTTCGAGTATATCCTATCGGTTTTGTTTATTCTTACAACATATCCTCCTAGGTTTTTAATGAAGTTATATTCATCTTCGAACCTACAATCATCTATTATATACGTATTATACTTGTAAATCGAGTACTTGTAGATATTTTCAATCTCTCTTATATTAAAGTACATATTTGAAATCCATATATTATCATATGGCATAATCATATTTGGACATACTTCTTTCATTCTATCTCTGAATATATCAGTTCCTATTTTCTGCATAAGTTCTCTAGGTGAAACACCCCATCTAGAATCAACTAGTTCCTTTTTATCTGAATCAAAACATTCATTGTTTCTGAAATTGAATATTTCAGAAATAGCTTTTTTCAATGGGGTAGAGAAACTTAATTTATGAGAATTATATAATTTAGATATATGATCAGACGCTACTGATTTACCACAACCCTTTTTTCCTGTCAAAGCTATTATACGTACTGGATATAACATTTAATTTTATAATTGAAATTAAATGTTTAAATTTCGTTAAAGGTAATCCATTGATTCTGTAATACAAGATTGTTTAATTTTATGACCGTTATTCTTGGTTTGCTTCGTTTCCGATTGCATATTAATTATAGTATTACTTGTCATTGACTTTTTATTGTTGTTATTAGCATCGTAGTGATTTATACTATCATGTAAAGCTTTGTTCATATCGATATTTTTATTTGTTTGATGAAATCTAAATGACATTTTTTTATTTAATACTTGTTTTTAAATAAAAATAAATAATTAATTAAATAAATAAATGCCGCAATCAAAAGGTAGTAAAAAATGTCTTGCTACAGAAGTTTATAATGAAAAATCAAATAGATGCGTTGATAGAAACGGACCTACAGGAAGAAAAATACTAGGATTATCTCCTAAAAGAGTTTCACGAAAATCTAGAGTTATTCGTAAATCAAAATCTCCTAAAGTTTCACGTAGATCAAAATTATCACCAGGTAGAAAATCAAGTAGAAAATCACTTAGAAGATCAAGTAAAGTATGTGAATCAGGTAAAATAATAAATCCTGAAACTGGATATTGTGTAAAGATAGACAGTGTAATAGGAAAGAGAATACGTGGTTTAACATCTTCTAAAAGTAGAGTTTCGCGTAGATCATCACCCAAAGTTTATCGTAGATCCTCTTATAGAATATGTGAAGAAGGTAAAATAATAAACCCTAAAACTGGTTATTGTGTAAAGGAAAACAGTGCTATAGGAAGAAAAATAAGAGGTTTAACACTGAGAGATTCGGATGATTATGTTATAAATCCTATAACATATAAACCGGTAAAAAAATCAACATCTTTAGGTCAGAGAATATTAAAAGGTGAATTGAAGAAAATAGAAAAGAGCGTTATCGAACGTATATCTACTCCTAAATTACGTTTTACACCTAATAAAGAAATAAATTGTATTAAACGTTCTAAATTAGAACTAAAACCTTATCAGGTTAAAGCAGTTGAATATATGCAGAAAAACGATGCTATTTTTATCCTTTTTGGCACAGGATGTGGAAAAACATTAACTTCCATAACAATATCTCAATGCTTTTTAGACGCGAACCCTAAAAGCAAAGTAGTTCTTATTGCTCCTACTTCACTACTTGAAAATTTCAAGAAGGAAATGACAAAATACGGAGTAAAAAATAAGAACTCTTATGAGTTATATTCATTCGATAAATTCTATCGTCTAGCGAAAGATCCCGAAACAGCTCAATTAGTTGATCTGTCAGGTAAAATGCTTATAATTGATGAAATACATAATTTGAGAAACACAGTTTCGAAGAAAAGCGCTATTATAACATACGAGTCATCTAGAGCATCTAAACGCGTTTTATTATCAGCTACTCCTTTTGTAAATGATATTTCAGATTTTATACCTATTATAAATATATTATATGGAGAACATGTGATAGATTCATATAAAATAAGCCTAGAAACTATACAAAAACATCTAGCAAATAGAATTATAGTAGAAGACTGTTATGATCCTATTTACTTTCCAGAAAGAGTGGATAAAATAGTAAATATAAATATGACAGACGAATATTATGATAAATACGTAAAAGTAATAGAAGATTCAGAAGATAGAAATACTACGGTATTTAGTAATCCTGCTCCTTTCTATAACGGTCACAGAAGAGCTGTAAATTCATTAGGAGGAGACTATTTTTCTAATAAAATTCAAAAAATTGTAAATATAATAAAGAATGGAAGAACTATTATATATTCCAATTGGTTGGATTTCGGTTTAATTCCTATAGCAAAGGCTTTGAAGAAGAATAAAATATCATTCACAGTCTTTTCAAGTGAAACTCCTAAGAAAGATAGACAGGATATGGTAAACGCTTTTAATAACGGAGAATTCCAAGCATTAATTATTTCTAAAGTAGGAGGAGAGGGATTAGATACAAAAGAGGTTAATTCAGTAATAGTAATGGATCCACCTTGGAACGATTCCGGATTACAACAGATAATAGGACGAGCTATAAGATTTAATTCACATGCTGGTTTATCACCTTCTAAAAGAGTTGTACATGTATATTTCATGAAACTGATAAGACCTAAAAATATGAAAAGTATTATATTCAGCACAGGTGACGAAATTCTATATGAAATAATAGAAGAGAAGAATAAGAGAAGTAAAGAAATAATGGATGCTTTGAAAAGAATATCTATATAAATTAATCTAACTATTATTTAAAAATTGTAAATA